AGGCAGGGGCGGGAAAGGGCCTGATACGTGGGCCTGCGGAAGGGCCATATCAAACTGCGTCCGGGCGTTGACATTTAGCATCGCGTGTGATAGAAAGGAGGCATGGGTGAGGTATGTCCATTGGTTGCCGCACCATCGTGCGGCTTTACTTACGCGGAGTGCTATAAACTATGCCTAACACATCAGAACTCTATGAGACTATGCAGTTTTTCGCCGATGCGCTGGTAAAATGGGATGGGGAAGAAGAGCAGCAGGAAGCGTTGCGAGACCTCGCCGACTATAAGTTGACGCCGGAGTCGCGGGCGCAAATCATCTTCCATTTTCTAGTGACCGGGCATCACCGTGACGGGAAAGAATTGAACAAAGCTGGAAAACAATTCGCCGTTGTGTTGGCTGAAACGATGGGGCCGGACTGGGCGCAATGGCTTTACAACTTCGCAAAGATTGTGACCAAGCTGGCGTAAGATTGTATCGGTGCGGAGTCGCCGCGATTGCGACTCCAATCCCATGCAATCCCGCATGAAAAGGAGTCCAACGAATGAAACTTCTGGTTGAGGAATTTCATTCTGCTTGTCAGAATGTCGTGAACGAACGCACAAGCCCAGCGCTGAATTACGCGGTGGGCTACGCGCAGGCAGGTGGAGCGATGAATGACCCGAAGGAAATTCAAGTTCAGTGCCTTTACATCCTGAACAATATCACCCACTGGCGTGGGCCGGTCGCCAAGTCCACGAGGGTGACGTTCAAGCGGCTGGCGAATGCGAAAACATGGAAGGGCGAGGTATGACACCATTCATCGAGGAGGTCTGCAAGGCCCATGCCGTTTTCACCGCGTATCAGCGGGCGAAGCGGACGGGCTTTGAACTGCGACAAGCGACGGGGCTTAATCTTGCCGAGGTGTATGAATGGGCGGAGTTGCTTCGGCTAAAACTGGAGGAGCCCGGCCGCAAGACCCGGCGATTTCCTTTCTTGCAAGAGCTGACGTTCAGCAACCTTTACGGAAAGGTGCCATGACCGCATATACTGGGAAATTTTTCCTTGTCGAGGCAATCTTACAGAACTCAAAGGAGATCATCACCATCGCAGTCTCCTACACCATAGATGACGCATTGGATTTGGCGGAGAAACTCGCCGTTGGTTCTGAGTCAGAAATGTTCCTCGCCTTTCTCGTCACGTCGAACGGGGATTATCTAATGACAGAGGAAGAGAAGAAAGCTTGCCTCAACTAACTATCAGGACGGCGCGTAACCAGCGCCGTCTCAATAGGGAGTTGACCCTAGCTAACTACCAACCTGAAAGGAGACTAATGTGAACAGTTCGAAAATCGTTTTCATCGTTAATGAGTCGGCGCGGTTGATCCAATGCGCCTACGACGCCCAATTGGCTCATGAAGCTCCCAAAACCTACCTTTTCAAAACTCTTGACCAGTCCATCAAGGTCGATGACCTCGTTGTGGTCGAAACCAACACCCGCCACGGCTACACAATTGTCAAAGTCACCGAGGTGGACGTGGACGTGGACTTCGATGACCCAATTGAATTGAAGTGGGCGTTCAGCCCGATCAACCTCGATGCGATTGTTGAATTGAAGCAGGCCGAGCAAGCGGCAATCGACAAAGTTCGGGCAATCGAACTGAAGAAGAAGCGCGAAGCCCTGCGTCAAGCGATGTTCGCCGACAACGAGGAAACGATGGGGCAACTCAAGCTTGCCCAGTCGGACCTTAACCCTGGCGAATGATCTACTGCAATTGATACGGGCATGACCTAGTGACCTTGACCCCATAGGAGTGCCCCCCGGATCTCGCATTCGCTCGATCCGGGTTTACTTTCCCCGAAGGGGAAAAAAGAAGGGGATGCAGCGTAAACTATCGTGGGGTTTGAGGTCGAAGTGACCTTACGCTGCATCCCCTCTTAACAAGCGAGTTTTAAATGCGTGTTCGTATTCGAGATACCATCTACGCGGACGCAGACGCGGCGGCAGCCGCTTTCGGCGTTGCTCGAGCAACAGTCATGGACGCGATACGTAACGGGACCGAGGACCGTATCGGCCTCCGTCATGCGCCCGGCTCGACCCGTAAGATACCTGTGACAATCGAGGGAGTTAGCTACCCTTCATTATCCGAGGCATCTAGGCAGCTAAAAATACCAAAGACAACCATGCAGAAATGGTATCACTCGGGGAAACTTCTAAATGACTATAAAACGTCGTAAATATATTTTAGGGAGGCATTTTGGGTATCCCGAGTGCTGTATTGAAGAATTTGGCTCAGTAAAAAACACGGGCAGAAAGCTTAACGGGACAGGTTTCGTTCCTTGCGTCGCCTGTGATGAAAGAAAGACGAGCGAGGAATTAATAAACGAAATTAACGAGCGACGTAAGCACGCACTACCGTTTCCTCACTCTAACTTCAAGATATGCTTAGCGGAGCTTTTAAATGAACTGCCGTAAATGCGGAGCGAAGCAGATAACCCGTCGCAAGGCGGGCGTTTTTGTCTGCGCCCATTGTGGCATCCAGCCCGGGCCCTTCAACCTTGATCGAGGTGGCAACCTGACACAGCCACTTCTCAAGCCCGTTGCTACCGACACAGGTGAGTATATTTTCGCTGAACGCAAACCGAGGCTTGCCGCCTCATTCAAGGGAGTCCGACTATGAAAAAATACGTGACAGAAAAAGCGATTGAAAAACTTGTAAGTAAGTTTGCTCGCGCTCGTCATAACCAGCGCGAGGCACAAGATCAAAGCGACCGAGAATATTTATTAGGGAAAATGATCGGGCAAATCGAAGCATTTGCCGCACTTTGTAATCTCAACTGGCTACACGCCGAAGCAATTCTGCGTGTCCGCGCAGACGCCCTCGAAAAGGAATGAGTATGGCCACCTACAGTAAAAGCGTCCACAGCTTTCGCGACGTTCACCTCGCTTTCGAGAAGGCTGGGATCGAAGGCCGCCTTTTCCTCGACTTCGAAACCCCACAAGCAGCAACTACTTGGGGAGGTCGGGCCAACGCCTATCGTGTTTTGCTCCGTAAACAAAATGAGGCGGCGGGACGTGAGTTCGCCTGCGAGTTCGATCACCTGATGGTTCGTCGTAAGTCAGGCTCCACACGTATCACAATCGAACCGCGCGGCTTCAACTTCGTCGCCACGACCGAGAGCGGGGAGAAGGTTGACTTCGTCAAGAGTACGCTAACCGCAAGTGTTCAAACTCCGTTCGATAAGACAAAGGCGGAGAAAGAGGCTGAGGACTTCCTCAGCGAATACGAAGCGGAGATGAAAAAATGAAAAGCTTTCCTCTTGGTGCTACAGATTTAACTCAGTACGAAGACTTAGAGTCTGAGGAACGCGTCGCTTGGCTTAATCCGGCACAAGGCAGCTACCATCATTTCCACGTCGAGAGGATGGGGAAGGATACATACCGTTGGAGAGACTCAAAAACACCAAGCTTCTTCGTCGGAACGCGGGAAGAGTTAGTCGAACAACTTCTTTCTCTCGGCCTCCGAACAATAAACCCCGAGCATCGTACTCCCTTACGCCTTCTTCCTCAGGATGAAATAGATAAACTGTTCGAAGGGTTGTAATGGTATCGGTTCTTCTCCACTTAATCGGCGCGTTCTGCGTCGGCCTTCTCGGGATACTGTTCATCTACACTCTCCAGTTTCTCATCAACCTGATCTAGGAAACCAGCAATGATTAAAGAAAAGATCGGCGGAGTTCCAGTCACCGCCCCCTTGTGGCGTGGAGCCCCCGCGCTTACGCTCACCGCAATAGTTGGTCTCCTGTCCTCCGCCAGCTACCACTACGCTGACGATAGCGGCAAGGAGTGGGGCGCGGCCCAGATGAAGAAAATGGAGGTGGCAGCCCTCATCAATCAGTACAAACTCAGCTTTTACGCTATCGAGTGTCTCTACAAAGAGGCCCCGCAACTCTTCACCCTCGGTGATCTCATAGACGCAGTTATTAGGGATCTTCGTAAATGACCCGTCAGTGGACCGAAGAACAAAACGCAATCTTTCAGGAGGTCGCGAACACCGACGACAACCTCATGATAGAGGCTCTCGCAGGTGCTGCAAAAACCTCCACTCTCGTCGAGCTTTCAAAGCATCTTCGCGGCACCACCATCTCCCTCGCTTTCAACAAAAAGATCGCGGACGAAATGAGCAAGAAGATGCCGGGGAACGTGCAATGTCAGACCCTCAATTCCCTCGGCCACCGCATCTGGTCACAGCACCTCGGTGGCAAGCGACTGGTTGTCAGCTCTGGTAAACTTCATCACCTCACCATCGAGGAGATCGAAGCAACCTCCGATGAGGATGAACGGAAACACCTCTACGAAACCCTCGGTGAACTCAGCCGCTATATCCAGGGCGCGAAGAATCACGGCCACATTCCAGACGTGGTGATGAACGACACCAGTCTTAAAATCTCCCGACTTCTTTCCGACGAGGAACTTTTCGAGATGCTCCCCGAAGAACCGACTCCCGCCCAATGGGACGTCATGCTTCGCGTTCTCTCCCGCTCCTTCGATATGGCACTCGAGGGGAAGATCGACTATGCCGACCAGCTCCTCCTTCCAACCGTGATGAAGTGTAGCTTCCCGATCTTCTCCAACGTCCTCGTTGACGAAGCGCAGGACTTATCCGAGCTGAACCACGTCATGCTTTCCAAACTCACCAAGCGTCGGATCATCGCGGTAGGCGACTCCCTCCAAGCCATCTACGCATTCAGAGGCGCTCACGCTGAGGGTATGCCTCTTCTCCGCGAGCGTTTCGCTATGCGCACCCTCCACTTGTCCACGACGTTCCGTTGCCCAGCTGTTGTTTGCGATCACGTTCGCCACCACGCTCATCGCATTCAGCCGTGGGCAGGCAACCCCATCAACCCCGGCGAACTCCGGTATCTTAAAACTTGGTCAATCGCCGACATTCCCGAGGGTTCCGCCATTCTCTGTCGCAACAACGCGCCTCTGTTTCGCATGGCCCTTCGTATGCTGAAAGCTGGTCGTCGGCCGAACCTCTGGGGTCGTGATGTTGCAGCCGCTCTTGTGAAAACGATGGAGTCCCTCGGCGCGATCAATATGAAACGAGCCGACGCCATTCTCGCTCTTCGTCGCCACCAAGCGGAGAAGGAAGCGAAGATGAAACGACAGTCAGCCAAAGATTCCCTCGCCGAAAGAGTCGAGTGCATACTTGTATTCCTCGAAAACTCCGACAGTCTTGGCGGCGCAACCGCACTCGCTAAAAATGTTTTCAACTCTGAAGGGCGAACAGACCTTGCAACTGGCCACAAAGCAAAAGGCGCGGAGTGGGATCACGTCTTCATCCTCGACAAATACTATCTGTCCGACGAGGGACAGGACTTAAACCTCGCATACGTCCTCGCGACAAGGGCGAAGCAAACCCTAACCTACATCGACACGGATGGTTACACATTATGAAAATCGAGACAGAAAAAACTGACTACGGTTTCCAATACCGTCTCGGTAATCTTGTGATCGCACGGGGGGAGTTCGTCAAAAGAAAGACGGGCTGGAAGATAAAACTCTGGCACATGAAGGATATTCCAACGAGAGTCGGTATTGCCACCTGCGACGGTTGCACGGTGCTTGAGGTCCGAGAAACTTTTGACTACATCAACAACCTCATGTACCCTACTCCACCCTTCAACCCCACTGCCCCTTAACCTTGACACCACCCGCCTTTTATGCTAATCTAATAGAAGAACGTGGAGAGACTGAAATGAGAACAGCAAGTGGAAAGTATTCAGGCGAACAAATAACGATCGTTTTCGAGGCGGACTATTTCGACGGCGGGGAACTCGAGTCGATCACTGTTAGATCTATGACAATCCTCGATGTGTCTGTTGATATGCACGAATTACCTTTAGCACTTCGAAAAGCTATCTGGGAACTCGCGGATGAAGTCGAGTTTGAACGAGATGAATACACGCCCGAAGACACTCAAGATTACTTCTAGGAGAAGAAAATGCCCATGACCTACAACGGCGCTCGTGAGGTAACTCAGGAAAACTTGGACCTCGAAACGATCAGGGGACCTTATTCGAACGAGCTTATTCTCAATGCTTGTGCCCGGCTAAAACACTCGCCCAACCAAAACATCGTAGCATACGCTCGGGAAGTTGAGTCCGCCGTCATTCAAAAAGCCTTGGCGAGTCGGGAGTGGCGGAAACGCTGGAATTTGGACAATTTGGTTTTTTGTGCGGCGCTTGCGTTTCTATCGGTGACGTTGGCCCTCGCGGTAGCGAAAAGTTGGGAAAACTTTTGGATCGTCACCGAGTGGAGTCAAGAGAAATGAAACTTGTTGTCGCCCTCGTCATCGCCCTGACCGACGTGCCGCCCGGTGACGTGACCCCCGGCTTTGCGGTTGCGCTGCCCGACATGGCGGCCTGTAAACAAGCGGTCACGGATCAATTCGCCGCCCTGCAATCCCATTACCCCGCGATGGAGGCACGTTGCGTTGAAACCGCCGTGCTTTGGGAATCGCCCATCCCCAGGAGGAAACCATGAAACTGCCGTTTGCCATCCTCACCGCCGCCGTTCTGTCGGCATGTTCGCCAGTCCCGATTGACTGGCGCTGCGACGATACCCGCCCGCTTGACGTGCCTCGCGCGGACCAGGGCTGCGACCGGGGGCATGACCGGCCCGTGGTGACGCCGGAAAAGCCGACGCCCGAGCCGCCGACCGAGCCACCCGCCAAGCCCGAGGAACCGGAAAAACCCACGGAGCCGCAGAAGCCCGGATTTGAGCCGAGTCGCGAGCAAGACCCCGAGGGCCACAAGGCTTGGAAGGACGCGGTTGCTGATTGGGAGCGGCAGACAGGCAAGGACTGGACGCCGCCAGAGAGGGTGCTGTGATGCTGCCCCTGCGCATATCAAATGCCACCCGCATCCTCGCTGAAACGCAGGATGAATACTACGCCCTCGCGATCCGGGATGAGGTGATCGACGGCACAAACCACATGACCAGCGTGTGGGAGCCAACCCCGAAGGAACTGGCCGACTTGAACGCTGGCGGCGCGGTGCGCCTGACCATCCTCGGCACCGGTCACCCGCCTGTGATGATCACCACTCAACCCGCGCCGGGGGCTGACGAATGACCATAACCGTGCCTTGGAATGCCTCATGGACCGGCGATCTCGACACTTGCCCCAAATGCCACGGCGCTGGCTACACCAAGGCACCCTACCTGATGGGCCTGAAATCCGGAGACTTGTTCACGATCACCGCCTGCCGTTGCCCCGCTGGCGAGGCGTTCAAGGCGCAAGTCGCGGCTATGGCTGTGCCAATGGAGGAACGGGAGTGAACATACACGGATACGACGCATGGCGGCTGCAAGGGCCTGCTGATGATCAGTGCCCCGAATGCGACGGGCACAAGAAGCACGATTGCATGAATTGCGGCGGTGATGGCGAGGTTGCCGATGGCGTCGAGTGCCCGATCTGCGAAGGCACGGGCGAAGTCGAGTGCGAAACCTGCGCAGAGCCAGATGGGGATTACGCCTATGAGCAATACCGCGACCGGCAGATGGAGGAACGGGAATGACCGGAAATATTGATGGCTTCAAGGCCACCGTCGCCAAAATCCTGCCATACGCCATGAAGGCGAAAAAGCAGATGCTGGCCACCAAGGTCACACATGCTCGCAAGACCTGCCCCGAATGCGGCGGCACGGTTCATTTCGCCATCGGCGGACCGCGCAACCACCTGCACATGGCCTGCGAAACAGCGGGCTGCATCATGAGGATGATGGAATGACCGACTTGAAACACTTTGACGACCTAACCGCAATCGACTGGAAAGACAGCCTCGTCATGAGGCCCGGATATGAGGGAGAATGAGTATGAAGCTTTATAACCCAGAACGGGCCATTGAGGATCACATTCAAGGAGTTCCGCGCCGTCCGCGCCGCCCTATCCGAAATCAAAAAGCTGAGAGGTGTGTGATGACCAATTTTCGTTTTGCGCTAAAGGTGCTCTCTGAAACAAAGACAGGTTTTGGATATGTCGTTCGCAAAGAGATTTGGCCGGGGTTTAACTATGAGGTCTGGACCATTGCGGACGGGGACGAAGACACGAATTGGGTTGTATCCGAGCTTGAAAGCATAGCGGAATCTGCAAGGTCCCCAGCAGAAATGCTGACGTGCTATACCACATCCGGCGACTGGATCGGAGACTTGGAGACAGCGAAATACCTGTGCGAAGAAAAAGGCATAGCCCCCGTCCACCCAGTCCCAATCCCGAAAGGCGCCTTGCTACCGTGTTCTATAGGATTCTGTGAAAGGGATCAGAAATGGTATGGTTGGTCACATCGTGCGATAAGCGGCTTTGGCATCCTCTCAGTTGTGAAACGGGGCGATTGCGCATATCAGCCTGTTGATCGTGATGACTTCGGCAGGGAGATGCTCGCTTTCTTTGTCGGCAACGATTCCAACTATTTGAACTGCTCATTCCGACACGCAGTAAACGCCGATGGCGTTTCTGGTGTTGAGATTAACGCCACATACAGTGAAGCAGTTCCAAACCAGAGATTACGGGGGTCGCCCTACGTTCTTTTCCGACCATATCCAGAGAAGTTCGGGCGCGGTGAGTGGGTAGCGGAAACCCTAGAAGATGCCCGTCAGATGGCCGTTGATTTCGCGGAAAGTGTGTCTTGATGACCGAAGCACCTGAACGGATTTGGGCAACCATCAACGGAAGCCGCGTCAGCACGTATTCCCCGCCTTTTCTGATTGGTGGATGGGAGTCGCGAAGCCGGAAAATAGAGCGTGAGGTGGAATACGTCCGCGCCGACCTCTACGCCAAGCTTGAGGCCAAGCTGGCGGCTTCGGAAGCACGGGTGAAGGAGTTGACAGAGGCGTGTGAACAATTGCGCATGGACGCTTGGGGCTATGATTACCGCTTTGAAAGCGGTTTTCATGCACATGTGTTTGAAACTCTCGACTACTTGATCCAGCCCACCCCAAAAGGAGAGCAGCCATGAACGAAGACCCGCGCTGCAAATCGTGCTGGCATTTCCATTCATGGCCATCGACTGGTGGAATGTACTTCGACAGTGAGCCAGATGGAGTTTGTGCTGCCCCTAGACCGCTCCTCGGTCCAGCACCAAACCGCGAAGTCAAGCGAACCAGTGGGAAAAACTGCCCTTCATGGAAGGATGCTAACAAATGACCCCCGAGGAACTCGCCAAGATCAGGGCGAGAAACTATGACAGCCACAGCCTTACGTATGGTCTTTTCATCTCGTGAACCGGCCATACGCACCTCACAAACACACTTGACATTTCCCGCGCCATAGTCTAATTTGTGTCATGGCGGTTTAACCGGCCACGTTTACTTTCCCCCGCGCAATCCCGCGCATCAACCCAAGGAGTCAAAACTTTATGTCGAAAGAGATCACTATTGCGGGTCAAACGTTTCCCGTCTCGCAGCCGTACCTCGCTGGCCACGTCATCACGGAAGCCGAAGCAAAAGCACTGAACCAAGTTCGTGCCGAGAATGTCCGCAACAACACCGCTTCGAAAGTTAAAGCGGCGATGGAGGGAACGGCCAAGGACGGTGAACCGACCTCTGAAAACATCGCAGCCTATGTAGCCTCTTACGATGAAAGCTACGTTTTCACACTGGCCTCTGTCGGCGGCGGACGCAAGTCGAGCGATCCGGTCGAACTCGAAGCTGCTCGTATCGCGCGTGGTATCTTTGCGGACTGGGCCGCCAGCAAGAAGCTCACCGTCAAGGCGATCAAAGAGAAAATCGGCGATGAGGCTTACGATGGCAAGATCGCTGAAATCGCTGAGCGCGATGAGGTTGTCAAGGAAGCGAAGCGTCGGGTCAAAGCACGGCAGTCCGCCGCCGAAACCGCAATGGGCGATATGGATCTGAGCGGCCTCGACACCGCCGAGGTTCCTAGCGCAGCTTAACCTAACTTGAACTGGCAGGAGTCACGTCTTGCCAGTTCTTTGCGTGGCAGCGGACGTTTCAGATCAGAAGCACTAAGGTGTCAGATGTTTGAAATGCTACCGCGGTTTTGGACTCCGCCGTTTATCCGCTGTCACGCTAAGGACTGGTCGTAATGAATATGATGCCAAAGCCGAACCTAGACTTTCTTCTTATCCAAGCCGACGAGGCCGAGATAGGAATTTCCGTCGTTACAAACAACCCTCAGCTTCTCCGCAACCAACTTTACGCGGCTCGTAAGCGTCTCGGCCTTACCAATCTAACATTCATCCAGCCCCCAGTAGCTAGCGATACTCGCATCTGGATAATTAAAAAGGACGCGAAAGCAAATGGCTCGAAGGAAGAGTGAGGCGCTAAAGAAACACACGCTAAATCTCCGCGAAGGAGATATGGAGGCGCTTGCTGAATTATTCCCCCGTTTCAACCCATCGGTAATGGTGCGGAAGATAGTCAGCAAATTCATCGACACGACTCGACAGGTACCAGAAGAACCGATAGAAGTAAACGACCTTAAACTTTAGGAGTCCACTCAATGTCAGACCAAACGCCGATTGCCGAGCTAATGGCTCGTGATCCTCTACTGCTTTCCGAACAAGACCTTGACGTAATCATAGCTGACCTTCGTGCCTCACGGAGTCGCTTTGTTTTGAGTGACGATAAGAAAATTGGAACACCAGCCGCTCGTAAAACGGGCGCACAGAAGGATCGTGAGGCGCGTGGAAAAATCCTCGATGGCACGTCGATAGACGACCTGTTCAAGGATTTGTGAAATGACACAACTTCAATCTTTCAACGAGGCGGGCTTTCAGTACGCTTGGGACAGTACTTCCCTCTCCGCTTTCGTCACCTGCCCTCGCAAGTATTACCTTTCCATGCTGCAAGGATGGACCTCGGAACAAAAGTCTGTCCACCTGGTCTTCGGCGGGCACTACGCGACTGCGCTCGAGCACTTCCATAAGTTTCGTGCAGCGGGAGTGACGTATGAGGACGCCGTTCGTCAGGTTGTACAAGAGACACTTGTCAACACCTGGACGCATGACTTGGAAGAAGTTACCGAGGATGAAGGGTCAGGCCTTGCGCCCACACGCAGATCTCTCCGCAGGATACCCGGAACCGGCTACCCGCAGGACTGGCTTCACGCCAGCAAAACCCGCGACACTCTGATCCGCTCAATCGTTTGGTATCTTGAAAACTTCAAAGATGATCCAATGCAAACTGTCATTCTGTCGAATGGGCAAGCAGCTGTTGAATATTCATTCTCGATCGACCTCACTGACCAGTACATTTACTGCGGACACATCGACCGTCTTGTAACCTACGGGGAAAACAATGACATTTATGTGCAGGACCAGAAAACCTCCGGCTCTCAAATAACCCCACGATTTTTCGAAGGCTACTCTCCCGACTATCAAATGACGGGATATACCTGGGCTGGACAAATCATTTTCAACATGCCTGTAAAAGGTGTTGTGATCGACGCGGCCTACATCGCAGTTGGTTTCACCGCTTTCGGACGCCAGCCAATTACACGAAGTGAGAAACAGCTCGAAGAGTTCCGCACGGAAGTTCTCCACTACATCGGCCAAGCGAAAGCTTGTCATGAGTCTGGCTACTACCCAATGAACCGAACCGCCTGCGGAAACTACGGTGGGTGCGAATTCAAGCGAGTTTGCTCGGCTGTGCCGGGTGTTCGGAGCAACTTGCTGGAAGGTAGCTTCAAGAAGCGGGACCGCTGGGATCCAATCAAACGGAGATAGTCATGGCAACTACTCGTGCTAAACCAAACTTCAGCATTCCAACTGAAGCGTGGTTGAAAAGGCAAGCTATCTGGCGACACAACTCTTTCACTGGATATGCTCGTATGACGTATGCAAACATGAGCACAATCCTTAAAAGCAGCACCGCTACAGACGACGCTAAACGTATAGCCAACCAAATAGCTGTGCTTACTTTACAACTTGAAAACGCTTTGAAGGAGCGCTGCAATGGCCAAAGCTAACACTGAGTCTCTCGCGGGTAAACCCGTTCGCGCACTCTACATTGGCGACAGTGGGACAGGTAAAACCGGTTCATTGATTTCTTTGCTTCAAGCTGGTTACACTATTCGTATGCTAGATTTGGATAATAACGCCGACTCTCTCATCCGCATGTGCCAGCACGTTGACCCGGCGCTGCTCGAGCATCTTGACATTATCTCGGTCCGGGATAAATTCCGTGCCAGCATATTGACCGGGCTTGAGGTTGCCGGCCAGCCCAAAGCTTGGGTCGACACACTGAAATACATGAACAAATGGGATGACGGAACCTCCATTAGCGATTGGGACAGCAAAACAATTTTCGTCCTCGACACTATGACCAGCGCTGGACGCGCCGCTTTCCACTGGGCCAAGGGCATGAACCCGACAAGTAAAGACCCTCGGCAGTGGTATGCAGCCGGGCAAGACTCCCTCAAAACCATGCTCGAACTTCTCACCTCTCCTGAGTGGAAGTGCCACATACTTGTCCTTTCCCATATTGACTTGGTGGAGCGCGATGACGGTACAATGAAAGGTTACGCCAGCTCACTCGGTAAAGCTCTCGGCCCACAAATCGCCAAAGTTTTTCCAACCTTGATTATGGCAGAGTCCAAGGGGACCGGGGACAAAGTAACTCGTACCATCGCAACCCGGCCAACAAACTTGGTTGACCTGAAAAACCCCGTCCCATTCTCAATGGAAGCTCGTTACCCGCTTGAGACCGGGATGGCTACCATCTTTTCCATTCTCCTTGCTGACACTAAGCAAGGGGCTTAGGTCTAGCAGCACCTACTTAAGCTGCCCTTTCACCCTCAACTGGAGTAACCTATGTCGAACTTTATGGACGCACTAAACACTCGCATCTCTGACATTGAGAAACCGAGGCTTATGCCGATCGGAACCTATGTCTGGGCGGTGAACAAACCGCACAAAGAAGCCCCGTCGAAGGACGGCAAGTGGTTCAGCATCGAAATCCCCTGCATTCCAAAGATGCCGTACGACGCAGCGGAAGATGTGGATGCTGACGAACTGGCTGCTTTCGGCCCGCTGAAATCTGCCCCTAACTCAGTCCGCTTCACGCTTGATCTGCAGGCCGAAGGCACCGTGGATCAGGAGAAGTTCATGTACAATGTGAAGCGGTTCCTCCTTGATGTTCTTCGTGTCGAGGCGGAAGAAGACTCCACCCTCAAGGAGCTTCTTGGGAAGATGGTCGGTGCTGAGTTCATCGCGCAGGCAGCTCATCGTCACGTGCCGGAGCGGAACGAGACGTACTGCGACGTGAAGAACTGGGCGCCGCTGGACTAATTCAAAATTAAAGTGGCGGGGGCATAACACTCCCGCCCTTTTTTAACCACTAACCTTGAGGAAAATTTAATGCTGTCTGGTTCCTTCCGCTCCTTCCCCGTATCCTCCATCACCATTGCCCCCGATCGGCAGCGGAAGGAACTAACCGGCATTAACGAGCTGGCTGAGTCCATCCGCAGCATCGGCCTCATCCACCCCATCGTCGTCACCCCAGACGGAGCCCTCGTTGCAGGCGAACGCCGCCTCCGGGCGCACCAAGAACTGGGCCTTACCCACATCTCCGTCCAGTTCACCACGGACATTCCTCGGGAAGAACTCGAAGCGATCGAGCTCGAGGAGAACGTCAAGCGCAAGGCGCTGAACTGGAAGGAAGAAGTTTCGGCTGTCGCCCGCCTTCACCAGCTGAAGATGCAAGCCGATGAGGAGTGGACGCAGAGCTCCACCGCCCGCCTTCTCTCCGTATCCGACAACACGATCACCAACTACCTCATCGTCCACTCCTTCATGGAGAAAGAGGAGCCGCTGGTTGTCGCGGCCGACAACTACACCACCGCCCTCAACATCTGTTCCCGCAAGATGCAGCGGGCGGAAGTAGCCGAGGAGGAAGCTGTCGACGCGGCTTTCAAAACCGCCTTCGCCTCCCCCGTTTCCGTCAGCACCGCCGGGATGAAAAAGAATGTCGTCGAACCTGAGCTTCAAGTCGAGACGCAGCAGAAGCCCATTCCCTATCTCCTCGCCGACTTCCGAGAGTGGGCGACCAAACCCTGGGGCGGACCCAAGTTCAACTTCATCCACTGCGACTTCCCCTACGGAATCAACTACGACAAGCACAACGGGGGAGCAACTGGGCTACTGGGAAAGTATGCGGATACCCCTGAGTTATACCTCGAGTGTCTGCGCGGGCTGAAAGCCATCATGTCCGACCGAGTGGCTGACTCCGCCCATCTTATGTTTTGGCTGTCGGCCCGCCATGAAATTATCCATCAGTCCCGGCTGGCTCTTGAAGACATGGGATGGAAGCTCAATCCAGTCCCCCTCGTCTGGCATCGTTCTGACAACTCAGGTATCCTCCCTGATCCCCAACGTGGCCCCAGACAAATCTATGAGGTCTGCCTTTTCGGTTCGCGAGGAGATCGCAAGATTGTTCAGGCTGTGAGCAACCTCTTCGCTCATCCAAAAACCAAGGAGGTCCACGCCTCCGAGAAGCCACGCCCTATGCTCCAGCACTTCTTTCGCATGTTCGTCGATGAGTCCACCGTGATGCTCGACCCAACCATGGGGAGTGGTAACTCCATACTCGCGGCCGAAGAGTCGTCGCCGAAGTTTGTTCTTGGCCTCGAGGCCCTCGACGAGGTTTATGAGAACGCCAAGGTTCACCGGAGCATGGTTAAACGGCGAGACTGATATGGTCGCTTCACCCCGTACACCAGCCATACCGGAGTCCACCAATGACTATCGTAATTCTAGGAGATCACCCGGCGCTTAATGAAGCCGGGGCTCCGTTCACCAACGGATACTGGGGCTACTTCAAAGGGATGCTGCGCAAAGCGGGTATCTCCCCGGACGATTGCATCTGGATGAATTGCATTAACAGCCCCGGCGGTTCCTTCTACGCCTTCACTCAGGAAAGCAAAAGCGGTGCACTAACCGCCTTTCCACAGGTCGCTCGCAAGGCATGGCTTAAGCAGGAGTATGGGGGAGACATTCACTCCCTCTATACTACCCTACGTCGTATCCAGCCTAATCTTGTAATTGCGTGTGGGGAGCTCGCTCTCCTCGCGATGACCCACCAGAACAAACTGAAGTTTGCCCGAGGCCGGATCACTACTTCTCTTCCAGCCTGTGGAACCATCAAGGTTCTTCCGGTCCTCCATCCTCGCGCCATCCTTGCGGAGATTAAACAGGAGCCGGTCCTGCTAATGGACCTGATGAAAGCCAAGCGCCAAGCAGCCTTCCCCGAGGTTCGTCGCCCCCAACGTTTCCTACATCTGCACCCAACGATAGAAGACCTCGAAGTATTTTGGAACGAATACATTGTTACACGAACAAAGAACTTATCAGTTGACATTGAAACAAAGACCCCCGTTATAACTTGTGTTGGCATAGCTCCGTCTCCGGAGCGTTGTTTAGTTATCCCTTTTTTCGACCCAACTAAACTGGGGGCAAACTATTGGACTAGCGCGCGCGAAGAAAAAATAGCGTGGCAATTTGTATCCCGCTGTATGAACACTCCGGGGGTGCAAATCTTCGGGCAAAATTTTAGTTACGACGCTCAATACCTTTGGGGGAAAATGGGAATACCTGTATCCCAGTGGGCTAACGACACAATGGTTCTCCACCACGCGCTCCAGCCGGAGATGGAGAAGGGACTTGGCTTCCTCGCTTCCATTTATTCCGAGGAGCTAGCGTGGAAGTTTATGCACAAACGTCGTGTATCTGACCGAAGCACGAAAAAAGAGGACGAATAAAATGGCTAACGAGCCTAACCTAAACGAAGACTTCGTAGAGTTTAATCGCGCACAGTCTGACCAAGAGTTCACTCTATTCAAAATTTACACTCGAGCCCTTAACAACGGGAAAGAGGCAGGGCAATTTATGATGGACTGCACCTACCCCCTTTACCTTTTTGAAGCTTTCCCGGATCAAGTCGGACTTCTAAAGTACATGGCTAGAACCTACCTTCTTCATTGTAAAAACACAACTGGAGTTCCCTTTGAACAGTGGGTTATAGAGTTCTCGCCGGTCATGGAGCGCTACAATATTCCATCCCATCTTTTTCTTGATACCGCGAGGGACCGCGCATGGCTTCTTTAGTTTATCTCGCTAGTCCGTACTCTAGCATTAACCCAGCTGTCCGCGAAATGCGATATGAAAGAGCTCGTGTCGTAACAGCCTCACTTCTAAAACGTGGGATTCCAGTATTTTCTCCTATAGTCTACGGGAGAGCTATGGAGAAAATCATTGGGACGGACTACATTAGTTGGAAAACTTTTAATGACTGTATGTTAGACTCTTGCGCTAGTATGCTTGTACTAACGATAGATGGCTGGGAAAACTCTCGTGGTGTAGCGTATGAGATAGACAGAGCCAAAGGTCTTAAACTTCCCATCTCTTACCTAGCTGATACATAGGTCTAGCATGATAATTATCGACACACTTTCTCTCGAGGAGCAAGCCTCGAGTCTATCGGATAACGAGATTTACTGGGTTTATAACGCTCTTGATTGCTGCGTTACTTACGATGTATTTAATGTTATCGAGCCACAACTAGACGACATATCTCGTGCTACCTACAATACTTCAATGGCAACCATCCCAGTCTTTCTCGAGATGATGTTAACGGGCTTTCCCGTAAATCTTGAAAAGCGCCGCGAGGTCTTAGGGCATTATGAAAAGCAGCTAGAGCTTCTCGAAACGAACTGGACAAGGCTTTGTTCTGAGGGTCTTGGCCTACCAGCTGATAGGTCAAAGCGGGATAAAGGGAGAAAACCTCTGCCGATTAATCCTATCTCTCCCACTGACGTTCAGTACCTATTTCACACGGTCTTGCAACTTCCAGAGAAAAAGAAACGGAAGAAAGGTCAAAGCGAGGCTAAGACAACAACTGATCGCGAGGTTCTTGAGGGCTTCCGTTCTTATTACTTCGCGGAAATTTTCGTGAACTTTATCCTCGCCATCCGGGACTGTAACAAAGCTATCGGTTTTCTTCGGACAAAACTCGACGCGGATAATCGTATCCGTTGCTCTTTCAACGTGGCCGGGACTAACACGGGGAGGGCGAACTCCAGCTTTTCCGATATGGGAACGGGTACAAACCTCCAGAATATCTCGGGGAAACAGAAGAACATTTTCATTCCAGACGATGGATGGGTTCTCGCAGACATTGATCTTGAACAAGGGGATAGTCGAGGTGTTGGCGCCATCGCTTGGAACTGGTTCGTAGAAAGCCACGGAGAGGAATGGGCCGGTCGCTATCTTGACGCCTGTGAAAGCGGTGATCTTCATACGACAGTGACGCGGATGGCTTGGAATAATCTCGGCTGGCCTGACGATCTTGACCCTAAAGCTTGTCGGAAGATAGCAGACCAGCTCGCTTACCGGGACAAAACCTACCGAGACCTTTCCAAGAACCTCGGCCACGGTAGCAACTATCTTGGCCAGCCGCAAACAATGGCACTCCACGCACACCTCCCCGTATCAACAATCGCAGACTTTCAACGGAACTACTTCGAGGCTTTTCAGTGCATCGCAGCATGGCAGAAAGAAACTATTCGACAGGTCCGCGAGACTCGTTGCCTAATCACTCCCTTTGGCAGGCGGCGTTGGTTTTGGAGCGACCCAAATGCAACTTCAACACACAACGCCGCTATTGCTTACTCCCCCCAATCTACCACAGGGGAGTTCATCAACCGTGGCGCCATCCAGCTTCAGCACTACCGCAACCACACTTCAAACTTCCCGGTTAAGTTTCTCCTTCAAGTTCACGACTCTCTCGTCCTCATGATCCGGTACAAAGCCCTTCACGATGTTCTTCCAGTTATAATGGAAAAGCTTAAAGTCATTCTTCCTCTAGCAAAAGGTAGAGAGTTCTCTATCCCTCTAGGTGTGAAAGTGGGCTGGAACTATGGTACTACCGAGTTTGAAAAAGATGGAAGTGTTAAAGATAATTTCTTCGGCCTACGTAAGTGGACCGGGGAAGAGCTCCGTGAGCCACCAAAGCGACTCACGACGGTCCAAGCTATACTAAACTCCCGCATTGGAACAAAGTAAACGTGGCGAGAAAAATAAAAAATTGGGTAGCGGGGTTCGAGGAACTAACCGCTTTCACAAATAGTCCCGCGCGGCTTAGGCGCTGGGCGGGGATTGCATGTCTGGCAGGGGCGCTTGAGCAAAAGGTTTGGGTCCATACTAATGGGTCTCCACTTTTTCCTAATCTCTATACTATCTTTGTTGCCCCACCGGGAGTCGGAAAATCAGCTATTCTAACCTCTGTTCGTAGGTTCTGGTCTAAGCTCGCGGACCATAAAATCGCCGCGAGTAGTGTAAGCAAAGCTTCACTGATTGACGAGTTGGCGGATGCCCAGCGCATCCTTATCCACCCTGGCCGTGTCCCACCGACGATAGAATTTCACTCCCTTAAAGTAATCGCTAGTGAGTTAACTGTTTTCATCCCGGAGTTCGCGACAGAGTTTATGAGTGTGTTGACAAACATCTATGACAGCGAGCCTTTTGCCGAAAGGAAAAGAACGGCGAAGCTTAAGATTGAAATTCCGCATCCGCAGATAAACTTTCTCGCCGGGACTACTCCATCCTCGTTGGTTCAACTTCTTCCAGAGGGCGCGTGGGACCAAGGATTTCTTTCCCGGACTATGCTTGTCTACGACGCTGAGGTTAAAGTTCAATCTCTATTCCGCATTCAGGAAGATGACCCGGCGTTAAACGAAAAATTAGAAGCTGACATAAAAGAGATAGGAAATCTTTATGGGGAGTTAAAGTTTACACCAGAGGCCGCTCAGTTCATCGACGCATGGCATATGGGGGGGAAGCTTCCAGTTCCTGACCACCCTAAACTTCAGCATTATCTATCCAGACGTTCTGCGCACTTACTTAAGCTAAGTCAAATCGCTTGTGTCTCCGACAGCAATAACCTTGTGATAGAAATTGAACATATACAGCAAGCGATGGACTGGTTATTCGATCTTGAGACACACATACCGGAAATTTTCAAAGCGATGAGTAGCGGTGGCGATGGTAAGGTAATGGACGAGGCTTGGCATATGCTATTTCAGTTCAAGGCTCGTTATAAGAAGGGTGCCCCACGTTCCCTTCTCATTAAGTTTATATCTCAGCGTGTCCCCTCTCACGCTGTCGAGCGTATCATCGACCTAATGGAGAAGTCCGATATGATTAGGGCAGTTGCGGAGAAGGGCGAAGGAATGTTGTACACAGCGAAAGAAAGGAGTATATATCAATGAGTGAGGAAACATTTCCGTGTGTTAAGTGTGAGCTCGAGGATGAACCTATTTTCGATGCTGCAGCTTCCGGCGCCCAGCGTGAAAAACTTAACGGTCTCCCTTATGATCTTATCCCATTTCAAGAGTTAACCGAAGCTTATGCGCGCGTAGCGGAGCACGGAGCGCTAAAGTATTCTGCTTGGAACTGGAGCAAGGGTCTTCCAAGGGTTCAAATTATTGGGTCACTACTCAGGCACACATTCGCGTATCTTCGCGGCGAAGAGCGGGACAAAGATAGTGGGCTTTTACATACTGATCATATAGTATGGAATGCGGTAACGCTGTGTCACAACGTCCACTGGAGCCTCGAAGATGGCCGTCGCGCAGAACCACCACGCGATTACAAATAACAGAGCAAGGGCGGCAAGTTTCCCCGCCGCCCTAATTCATTTATCCACAGACACTCTCATGCCTTCGGATAGCGTAGTCAATTTCATCCTTAGTCGCTTCCGCGTCAGCATCTTCCCACGACGGAAGCGACGTTTCCCAGACGAAACACAACGCTTTAACTTGTTGACTTTCTGCGGCCACGACGCTCGGGTTTACTACCTGTTGCGTCGGGAGTAAGTTCCCTTGGCACGCTGTCAGCATTGCGAAGGATACGAATAGCAGCTGCTTGGTCAGCAATCCGTGCATCGTCTTGTACTCCTTTCTCAATCAAAGCATCTCGCTCAGTGTCACGCCGCCAGTCACGAAAGGCCCTGAAAGCGGAAGAAAAGAATGCTTTCAGAATTGCCAACATTAGTTGGCCTTTCCGACTGCCGTGGTCGTGATAAGGCGAAGCGCCAAGTTCACGAGTGCAATAGCAACAACGGCTGTGGTGGGCGAAACGTAGGCGGACCAGTCGACACCGGCCAGATACGTTAGCCCAGCGCTGGCTGCTGCAATGGCTGCGTTAACGCCCAAGGTACGAAAACCCTTCATTGGTAGTCTCCTTTAAGAACTGGGCTATCCCCCCAGCTGGGATAGTTTATCGTGTGGCTTGCCAGTGCATACCATCAGCCCGGCGCTCATCCAAAGAGGAGCCGTTGTCGTTCCAATCACCACCCCAGCGCCAGTCTTCCTTGTCGAAAGCCTTCAGTACTTCCGGGAATTCGGCAAACCTCGGTGTCTTATTTCCAAGCCCATTTCTCGCGGGGTCAAGATCAATTGCAGCACCATAGCTGTGGATTGAAAGTTGGTTAAGTCCGCGCATCAAGCGGTACATAACACAGCCTCCGAAAATACTTACTCCCCAATGGTCCAGGGTTTTCTGGTTTTCTTTCGCTGCCGTGTTAAGATTGTTCATCACTCGGAGGAGCGAACCAGCACAATACCGATGCACTCTAATACGTGAAACAACCTGTCCGGCGTAAGTCATTCGGAACGGAGGCTTGATGTAAATAATGTTGGCAGCCTCCCATGCCGTGGAAGAGCGGGATTTATCCCTACCTCTTGGATCGCCGTAAACAGACTTATTACTTAGAACTTCTTGCTGAGTGGGCCAGTAGTCAGACATAGCATCCTCCATTAAAGTTGTGCGTCAGCCTGCCAGGTACTTTCGAAATACCCCGCCGCAGTCGCTGTCGCCGCACGGCGGTCAAGAAAACCGGACTTCGATATACCAACCTGCGTTGGGGTAGCACCAAACGAAGTGTTGCCAACGTTAGCCTGAGTTAAGATAGGCGTTTTGCGCAGGTGTGTAGCGAACCAAACCTGAGCGGCGAAGTTGACCGCGTTCGTGGCCATACCATCCCATCTGGCGTTGCCAAGTTGGAAGAAACGTTGGCACTCTATAAGCGTAAAAGCCGGGGCCGGTATCCTGAAATTGTCCGCCGCGCTGTCGGCCACGTCGCCGTGATGGATTTGCAGGCCCCAGAGTTGCAACCGCCGATTTTGCAAACCCAGCGAATTAGTCAGGGCATCCTGCGATGCACCCGCCGAGTTCCAGAAGCGGAGTTCCAGATATTCATCATCATTAGTGCCGCGCACCTTGCCGGTGATTGATGGAACATTCAGGGTGGCCTTGAACTTCTGCCATGTAGTACCAAGCGCAACTGTTGCCGGAGGCACATTAACCGACACGGAAGGTGAACCGCCCGACCCAAAATGCTGAACACCGCTGACCGCTATATTACCCGCACCGTCCGGCAGACAGGCCCAACCAGTAATCGTTATCTGTCGGCCCTGATAGCGGTCTACTGGGTTGATACGCTGGGAAACAAAAGCGTAGTCACCGGCGTTAACATGCCCAGCTACTTGTTGCTGCAGATACACACGAGGATCGGAAAGTCCGAGTTGAGTACCAGCACCAAAAGTGCCACGTGACATGGTAACAGTACCGCCTCCGGCAATTCCGTTGAGCCACATATCTGGGCCGCCATAGCCAGCGCCGGTATAAATGCCACCTAAGCCGAGCGGGGTGTCCCGCTCCCAAATCCTGAAGTCAGTGTTCAGAAGATAGCTATGATCAGTGCCACCAATCGTTGCATAAAGAGCGGCGTTGTCCTCTGAAATTGCAGCCGCTATTGCCGCATTCGACGCGATCGCTTCTGATGCTGCCGCTGCCGCCGCATCAGCTGCTGTTGAAACTTGTGCATTAAAAATACTCGCCAGCAGCGTATCCGTAGAAGTTCCAGGTGTAACTTTAATCGCCAGCGCAATGTCGGCTGCAAGGTCCTGCGTAATAAACGTAAGCTTGTCCCAAACATCTTCAACTACACGAGGATCGTATTTATGCTGAGAAGAAACGCTTACAAGTTGCGTCAGCGAAGTTTGACGGAAGATATAGAAAGACTGCGCGTTAGCAGGAGCGACGGTGAAAGTAACAGTGCCTCCTGTACCGCCCGGATTGATAGCTGCCGTGAAGCCAGAAACAACCGGAACCAACGCCGAGCCAACAATGTTACTAACTTTTATTTCAGCCTCATCCCTCCCCTCGAAGGCGAAGGAGAAAACCGTAGTAACCCCATCACCAATGCGGACGACACCAGCTTCAACTGTCGATACAGACATTTTATTCCCCGATCATTGCATCGCCAACTCGGTCAAAGAACTGGCGAAAAAGGAAGTGGTTTTGGAACGGAATGAAAACCTGACGTATAGAACGGAGGTTTCTGGCTTGCTGCGTTGGGTTGTCGGAGTTAATTTGCATAACTACCGTGGCCATTTTTTCCGCTTGGCTGTACGTAGGTCCAAGGAGCGTACCAAGAAGACCCCCAGGTTTCGTAAACATACTTGGTTGCTCCCCGTTAACCATGGGTACAGCATCAGCTGCGTCGGACGCTATGCTTAGCACACCCAGATAGCCCGACCTTTTTACCGCCTGCCATAGCCAATCTTCTGCATCCATCTCTTTAGCTTTCTCGAGTGTTTTACCACCTACACTTATCGCATAAGTATAGTATGAAAGCGCGCCAAAGGCAAGCGAAAACGCTATCCCCTGCATTAGGTATGGGTCATTCCCCTGCAGCCCACTCATCGCCATCTTTGAGGTGGAGGAGAAGGTAAATGATTTGAACTGGGCCAGCATAGAATAAGCGAGATTTTCATCCGTCCAGTTGGGACGTTCGAGTCCCGGCGTTACGATAAGATCATTTACCTCTTTCAGAACGGCAGCTTGGTAAGCTTGGTAAGCAGCTGGATCATCCCAGTTATCTACGTTAGGGAGAATGCCGCCGTTGGAGAAGTTTTCAATGCCGCCGGGCCGTTCGAGCTGAAGAGCAATCCGGTGAATATCCAGATCGGACAAACCCTTATTGCGCAGATACGTCCGCATTTGCAAAACATCAGCGGTTGGCTCAATCCCTTCTCGCCACGCTTTTGCGACAAGAGGAATATACGAGGTCATCGTTGCATGAACTATGTTTCCGGCGATTGTTTTCATTCCGGCGGTCCAGTAATCATACATCGCGAATAGGCCAGTCTTTTCGGACAAGAACGAGATGCCACGCTCTAGCTTCGTACGGCCGATGCTGTCGTCCGCAAGATCGAAGAGGGCCTGAGAGCGTCCGTGCATGACAGGTTCGAGGTTCAGTCCGATTTGACGATTAACCTGCTTAGAGCGAACTCGGAACGCTCGTGTCTCCGCGCTAAGCTGATTAATGAACGGACGCCACCCTCGTCCCAGTGTCTTGCCTATTCCATACCGGACAATTGGCCGGGCAAGGTCAGATACAGACGCGGTAACAACGCCGCCGAGCATGGTAAAGACATTGGCACTTTTAATCGCCTTTCCCGTCCTCCACATTATAGAACCAGAGTCTTGCGGAACTGTACGCGTATGGCGCAGTCGTTGTATCGCAACGTCTACGTCACGAGTCGAAGCTTTCACCGCGTCGTTAATAGATTGTGCTAGTTGGTTACGAAGCTCTGTGGAAATTTCAACGAACCCAGCCTTTGGCGTATCCGAAAAACTTTGCGGCCCTAAGTACACATCATCAAACTCCCCAAGGTCTGTAAGGGATTTTTTAACCCGCGCAGAAAAAGCCGCTGCTTTGTCCGTCCAGCCCTTAGGGAGTTTCACGTACTTAGCAGTGCTTATTCTATTTAGATGCTCGGTCGCCTCAACTTGCATATCACCGAGAAGAGATTTCGCATTAGCACTTCCGTCAAAAGCTCGCCAAAGTTCAAGGTCCGGCCCCATGACTCTATCATAGGCGCGAACATTAAGCTCCACGTCTTTAATGAGCCATTTCTGCTTTATGCTGTACGGAAGGTTCCAGGTACGAAGTAATTCAGCACCTCGAGCGTCTTGTCGCAACGCATGGTAGGCCGGAGAAAGTTCAACCTCCGTGTTCATTAATTTCTGATGCAGCATCGTAGCCATCTCACGCGCTTTCTCGCGAAAGTCGGGCGCATCCGTTTCTGTAGGATCGCCGCTACGTTCGCCTCGGGCAGACCACGTTTGTTGAAAGTCACCGTCGAGTGTAGTCAACTCATGCTCAACCTGCGCTTTCATACGCGCGCGTTCTTCCGGTGTTAAGGCTTTTACGGCCGCCTCCTCCAAACGATCTTCAAGGTCCGCTGCCTTAGCAGCACGGGCTTTCACCAGCCTCGTCGCATCAGAGATAACCTCCTCGCGGATCAGCTGAAGTTCGCTAAGCAGAAAAAATGGCCACGGTAGTTATGCAAATTAACTCCGATGACCCAAAACAGCAAGCTAGAAACCTTCGCTCTATACGTCAGGTTTTCATTCCGTTCCAAAACCACTTCCTTTTCCGGCAACTCTTTGACCGAGTTGGCGATGCAATGATCGGGGAATAAAATGTCTGTATCAACAGTTGAAGCTGGTGTCGTCCGCATTGGTGATGGAGTTACTACTGTCTTTTCTTTCTCTTTCGAGGGGAGAAATGCCGCTGAGATTAAAGTAAGTAATATCGTTGGTCTGGAGTTGATTCCAGTTACTTCAGGCTTTACGGTCACTCTTAATCCGAGTGGTGAAGGAGGTATTGTTACTTTTGCCGCAGCCCCAGTAGCTCTACAGCCGTTCTACCTCTATCGAGAAACTTCGTTGACTCAGCTCGTCGGCGTATCCTCGCAACAAAAATATGATCCTCGTGTTGTTGAGGATGTGTGGGATAAACTTACTTTTATCACACAGGAACTCGCAGCAGATGTCGCGCTGGCTGTCAAGACAACGCCGAATAACTCCCCCGAAGCTCTCTTAGCGGATATTTTTGACGCAAAAATTAGTGCTAGTACTGCTGCCGGAGACGCGGCCGGATCAGCAATGGCAGCTGCACAATCGGCAGCGGATGCTCTAGCGGCGGAGAATAGTTTAGTAGAGTGGAAAGGGACTTGGGTCCCGGCGACCACCTATGCACCCTCCGACCTGGTGCCGGACAGTGGGTCTACCTACATCTGTGTTGTTCCCCATGTATCAAGCGCGACCTTTGCCACTGATCTTGCCTTAGGTCGGTGGGCTGTATTCGCGCAGAAGGGCGACGCTGGTGCGGGCACCGGCGATGTGCTGGCAGCGAACAGCGGGTCTGAATATATCTCGACGCAGGGCGTCTTCAGGAACAACATCTCCGCAGCGGTCAGGATCAACACGGTCCAGTCCGGCAAGGATCTGCACACGGACATCAGCGATACGGCGACCTATGATCTCGGCACCGGCAACACCAATGCGCCCGCTGGCCAGGCGGATGGTGACGCGCTCTGGTCGCGCCGCCGCGATGGGAGCGTCCAGAACCTGCTAGCCCTTCTTGCGGATGGTAGCCTGCACACGAAGACCCGGCGGGGTGGGACTTGGGGCGCCTGGATCAGGCAGGCGACGGAAGCCTGGGTGACTGGGCAAATCGCCGCGTCGAATCAGATGCTGCATGTCCGCGATGAGCGTGCGTCGGGGACGTATGGTGGAAATTCTACGACGACCTATCAGCCTCGCGTGTTGAACCTAATTCGCACTAATACAATTCCAGGGGCAACGCTTGCCGCAAACATAATTAGTCTGCCTGCTGGCACCTATGACATCAACGCGACTGCGCCCGGATATGGCTGCGGCCGACATCGCGCCCGGCTGTGGAATCAGACGTCCGGCACGACGCTGATCCTTGGCACCGTCGAGCGCACTGTCGCGACCGGCGAACTGACGGTCAGCCAGTCGAGAATTCAGGGCCGCTTCACGCTGGCCGTGCCGTCGCAGCTCACAATCCAGCACGCCGCGGGCATTCTTTTTGTGAACCAGGGCTGGGGCCTCGCGGCAGGTTTTGGCGACAATGAAGTCTACACCGACGTAATCATCCGTAAGGTTAGCTGACAAAGGTGGAATAAATGAACTGGCCAACACAAACAGAAGTGCTGGGTAACAAATCTGTTTATGGTGATCCTAGAGGACGCGATAAAACTCGTTCTTCCCCCGCTTGGGAAGCGGCGAATATAGTTTACATTCATCCTCCGTTTCGAATGACCTACGCAGGGCAAGCAATTTCTCGAGTCCGAGTTCATAAACATTGTGCGGGTTCTTTGCTCCGAGTGCTGGATAGTCTTAAAACAGCGGCCCGAGGGAAACAAGCAACTTTGGATCACTGGGGTGTTAGCATTTTTGGTGGTTGTGTCATGTATCGTTTGATGCGGGGGTTGAACACGCTGTCTATCCATAGTTACGGGGCAGCTATTGACCTTGATCCTGCTCGAAACAGCCTTGGAGATAGAACTCCTCGCTTCGCTGAGTTTCCCGAAGTTCTTAAAGCTTTCAACGATGAGGGCTGGCGTTGGGGAGGAGATTGGAACGGTAATGGTTCCTCTCTTGATGAACGCCGAGCAGATGGAATGCACTGGCAAGCCACACAATAAACGATCCCAGCTGGGGGGACAGCCCAGTTCTTAAAGGAGACTACCAATGAAAGGCTTTCGTACCTTGGGCGTTAACGCAGCTTTGGCAGCGGCCAGTGCTGGACTAACGTATTTGGCCGGTGTCGACTGGTCCGCTCATGTTTCGCCTACCGCAGCCGTTGTTGCTGTTGCGCTTGTGAATATGGCGCTTCGCCTTGTCACGACCACGGCAGTTGGGAAAGCCGACTAATGTGGGTAATTCTGAAAGCATTCTTCTCTTCCGCTTTCAGGGCCTTTCGTGACTGGCGGCGCGACACTGAGCGAGACGTACTGATCAAAGAAGGAGTACAAGACGATGCACGAATTGCTGACCAAGCTGCTGCTATTCGTATCCTTCGCCATGCTGGCAGCGTGCCAAGGGAACTTACTCCCGATGCAACAGGTAGTAAACCCGAGCGTCGTGGCCGCAGAAAGTCAACAAGTTAAAGCGTTGTGTTTCGTCTGGGAAACGTCGCTTCCGTCGTGGGAAGATGCTGACGCGGAAGCGACTAAGGAT